ATGCACAGCGCAGCGCAGTGCAACGCAGCGGAGCGCAGAACACGACACGACACCCTATAACACCACATCACAGAACACCACAACACACCTACCCCCACTAGATTTTTTGGGGTAGGAACGGGGTATCGTTATGTCGAGTTACGGGCTATCGGGGCTGAAAGTGAGTAGAGAGCTTAAGGAGTAGGGTCATAATCAAGCTAGCTTGATTATGACCCTACTCCTAAGCCCTTCTGTTGTCAATCCCACAACATATAGTGGGTAAGCGAGTCTGGAGCACAATGTAGTTATGTCGAGTGACAAATGGGCAAGGCTGATATGGGCTGCACTAGGGTACAAGCCGAACGTGGCCCAGGCCGAGATATTGCGTGAATGGCTGGCTGGCTTGCGGTTCATGCTCATTTGCGGTGGTGAGCGTGCAGGCAAGTCGTTTACATCGGTTGCTGCGGCCCTGGTGAGGATGGGGCCAAGCGATGACGGTGAGGAGCGCATGTTCTGGATTGTGGGACCGGACTATGGGCAGGCTCGGGCCGAGTTTACCTACATCTTCAATGCGCTGAACAAGGCTGGGTTGGTAGCATCGGCGTCAATGCCGGAGGCAAAGACTGTGCCCTGGGTTATGTCAACCACGTATGGGGTGAGGATTGAGACAAAGACCAGCAGCGACATAAGCAAGTTGGCGTCTTTCAGCATCCATGGCGCCCTCATGGTTGAGGCAGCGCAGCAAGACTTTGAGACCTGGTTAAAGTTGCGTGGTCGTGTGAGTGAGACTCGGGGATGGGTCATTCTCTCGGGGACGTTGGAAAACGGGCTGCCGTGGTATGGGTCGATGCTGCGCAAGTGGAAGGGCGACAATGCGGAGGGCGGCCGGAGTTTCAGTTTGCCGACGTGGAGTAACACGGCCATCTATCCGGGTGGAATCAATGACCCGGAGATTGTGGCGTTGCGTGCGACGATGCCGGAGGAATGGTTTATGAAGCGGTTCGCTGCGGAGGCGCAGCGGGCTCATGGGTTGGTTATTCCAGAGTTTGAGATTGCGGTGCATGTGCGGCCGTTGGAGTTGGCCCGTGACAGTACGGGTACTCCGCTGCCGGTGAATCTGGCCGTTGACCCGGCGACCCACACGTATGCGGCGCTGTTTGTGCAGAAGGTCGGGGCGTATACGCATGTGCTGGATGCGGTCTACAAGAAGAACGCAGTTGCGCAGGACGTGATTCCCGAGGTCATGGGGTCCAGGTTCTGGAAGTACGTGCGGCGCCAGGATGGGAACGTGATTGATATTGCTGGCACGCAGCGGCACGCCAACAAGTCCCAGGTGGAGATATGGCAGGACCTGGCGAAAGTGTCTTTCGCCTATAAGTGGATTCCGTTGGAGGACACGATAAACACGGTACGCTTCCGGTTGAGCAAGAGCAGCACGTTGGGGGAACCGCTGTTGTACTTCAACTCCTCATTGCCGAACCCGGAACCGCTGCCGGATGGGAGTGCGGCGCATGTGTTGAGTGAGTTCGACTTGTGGCGGTGGCCCGACCGCAAGCCGGGCCAGAGTGAGGCTGTTAAGCCCATTGACAAAGCCAACGATGCTATTAAAGCATTAGGGTACTGGTTAGTACATACGTTCGGCCCGGTTGAGACCCGCAAGAAGAAGCGGATGGTTAGGCCGATGCCGGGATGGGGGAATTGATGAAGCTGACTGTAGACGACATTAAGGAACGGGTATCGAACGTAGAGCATGAGCGTGCTGGCTATGTGAAGATGGCCGAAGAATGGGAGCGTATGTGGCGCATGGACGTGTGGCCGCAAACGCAGCAGCAGGCCATGAAGGAGGGGCGGGAACAGGTAACGCTGCCGACTGCCTACAACACGGTCAATCTCGCTATGCGCCTGTTTGCGAATGAACCGAAGATAGAAGTTCCCCCGTCTGCGCCTACTGAGGAACTGGACGGGACGGCCAACCTGCGTGAACGCTGGCTCAAGGCGATGTGGATGACGGCCGACCACCAGCAGCGCCGTAGTCTGGTGAGTGATTTGGTTTGGCAGTCGCTTGTTCGTGGGCGTCATGCGGTTGAGGTCAAGTGGATTAAGGATGAGTTGCCGGAGAAGTTGAAGGAGAAGCGGTTCCCCATCCTTATCAGGACGCTCGACCCGCTAAACGTGGGGGTGCGTGAGGGTCCGATGTGGACCGAGTACGCATACCACAAGTACCAGCAGAAAATATCCCAAGTATCCCAACGTTATCCCACATTGCGGCGGCGGGATAGCATCAAGGAGAAGATGCGGCGGAACTCTGAACAGGAGTTGGATGTAGTTGACTTCTGGTGGACGGGTGAGGACGGGGCCATCTGGAACTCGGTGCTGGTGGATGACGAGTTTGTGAAGAAGCCGACCGAGACCAACTACCCGATGATTCCCATTATTGAGGGATACGGCGACTCTGCCCCGATTCGGGGGGAGGCTTATCGTGGTATCAGCATCCTTCACCCGATGCGGGACCTGTATTACTACCAGTGCAGGTTAGCGTCACAGATGGGGACGGGCGTTTTGTATTACTTCTGGCCGATGGTGGTTGTGGAAAGGGAGGACGGGCGGGAGGTCGAGGATTTCACCGTGCGGCCCGGCCAGGTGCTGACCCCTCCTCCTGGCACGAAGGTCAATCTTGTGCAGCCGGCGCCGAATGTTCCGCTGGCTCAGGCGATGCTCGGGCAGGTAGATGGGAGTATCCAGCAGGCGTCATTCCCTGGCGTGCTGTACGGGCAGGCACCCGGCGAATTGCAGGCCGGGTACGGTGTAAGCCTGTTGTCGGATGCTGCCAAGGGCCGTGTGAACCAGGTACGCTTTAACCTGGAGCGCACGCTAGAACAGGCCAACATGCAGGCCCTGGCGCTGGTTGAGGAGTTCGGGGACGAGGACGGCGTTACCGTTTGGGGCAAGAACGAACGGGGCGGCGATATGTACACGGTGACGCTCTCTAAGGATGACATTCAGGGATACTACGAGAACCGGGTCACCATCACGCCGGCCATCCCGCAGGACATTGTTCAACGGCAGACCCTTGCAATTCGCTTACAAGAATCGGGCGTTATCAGTCGGCGCACGGTGCGTGACAAGTACCTGGATGTTCCGCTGCCCGAGGATGAAGAAGTGCGGGTCCAGATTGAGCGTGCCATGGAGGATGAAGCCTTGCGCCCCAAGGTCATGCTCGACATGCTCAAGTCTTACTATCCCGACGACTGGCGCACCATCATTGCAGGTACGCCGCTGGAACAGGTGGCGCAGGCTGAGGAACAACCTCCGGCTCCGCCTGGTATGCCTCCAGGTATGCCGCCAGGGATGCCGCCCGGCCCGATGCCGGGCCCGATGGGGCCAGGGGGCCCGATGCCCCCGCCAGGTATGCCGATGCCGGTCCAGCCGCCAAGCATGAACATGGACGCTGGCACCTTCCCGCCTGAACTGTCGGGGCAGATGACACCGGAGCTTATGGGGTTGCCCCCGGATATGCCCCCGGAAATTTTCGCACAGCTTATGGGCCAACCTCTCCCGCCTGGGGAGGAACTTAGCGCACTTGGAGGAATCTAATGGCATACAGCAATCAGTATGGACAGCAGTATCAAGCGCAGTGGAAGCCCCCGGCGCCTCAGATGGGACGGAACGCCATCCCCGACGCCAGGAACAAGATGGGGATGGCGCCGCAGCCTGACCAGTACAGCACGCAGCCGGTTCGCACGCAGGGGGCGCAAGGTGGACAGATGAACACCATGGGCGCAGCGAACGACGGGCCGGGGAACTACAAGAACCTCATGCAGTTGTGGATGGAACAGAATTACCCGCAGCAGGGCCAGCAGCCCCAGGCAGGCCAACAGCCTACCCCCTCGATGGATACGGGCCCGTGGGGTGGCGGGCAATCGTGGGCGCCTCTCGGCGGCGGGCAGCAGGCGCAATACTCCTCGCCGTTCACGGGGTACGGGTGGGGCGACTGGAACACCTGGAAAAGCATCGACCCGCAGGCCGTTGCGAACTTCGGCCAGATGCTGCCATGGGAGCAGTTGCGCCAGAACAGCTACCAGTACGGCATGGACTTCAACGAGGCGCAGCGCCGTTGGAATGACCAGTTCGGATGGCAGCAGCAAAATGACCGGTTCAGTCAGGGGCTGGCCGGCCGTCAGCAGGACATGGCGGAATGGGTATCTCGCCAGCAGCAGGGCAATTGGGACAAGCAGTTCGGCTTTGACCAGGAGATGGGCCGGGGCCAGTTGCAACTTGGGAACCGTGAGGCTGAGATTCGGGACTGGTATCAGCGCAATCAAGTTGGTATCGGCCAGGAACAGAACCGGATTGACGATATGTGGAAGCGTGGGCAACTCTCCGCACAGCAGCGGGAAATGGCTCTTGCTGAACTCAAGCAGCGCCAGGATGAATCTTTCCGCCGCACGCAGCTTGGTCAAGAGGCTTCACTTACCCGGGAGAACTACGCCAACCAACAGGCGATTGCTCGGATGCAGGCGTTTGGTCGCACGCAAACCCCCAACAGCCGGTGGGTGCGGTCATGGTAGAAACCCAAGAAACCAAGAAACATTTCTTGGGTTTCCTTGGCAGGGAAGTTTAGGGAAGTTTAGCGGGAAGTTTTTCCCTTGACAGGAATAGGCAGATGCCGAACTGGTCAGACCCCGACAGCATTAAGAAGTGGCTGGAGAAGAATAAGGGCGACTACGGGCGCCAGGAACAGAAAGAGAAGCAATCCGTAGTGCAGCGCCAGCAGCAGCAGGCCAGGGAAACCCCTCGCCTGTTGCAGCCGCTGGTCACGGGTCAGATTGTACGGGGCGGCCCTGCAGATGCGCCTCGACAGCGGGCCGAACCCCAAGAACGCCGGCGAGAACGGCGCCCCGATAGGGATGACCGCACACGGGTGGATGCTGGCCCGTGGCGTCAAGGTGCGCAGCCTGGCGGGATGCGTGATGAACTGTCCGTCCCTGTGCGTAACCAGGGGCTGCCGGGTATGCCCTCCGGGACCTTGCTCGACTGGATTGGTCAGGGGGATTCCCCGGCCGCCAAGTATGCCGACTGGCAGGCGCAGCAGAATCGCACCGACGAGAACCCCGAACTGTTCCCGGGGTATGACAACGTGCTGGACTTTACATATCAGTGGTTCGACGCTCCAACTCGGGCACTGACTACGGCGCCCTTCATCCCCTACAAGGGCCAGAAGGATGACCCCTATGGGCTGCGTGAGGGGCAGGAGTATCAATTCTCGCTGGCCGATTCGCTTGCTTCGGCGGGGCAGGTAGTCAATCAGTCGTTGAACCCGTTCAACCCGAACAAGAACCTGTTGCAGTTCGGGGAGAACTACGACGAGGCACGGAAGCAGGTCGGCGCACAGATTCAGTACCGCACCGACATCAACCAGTTACCGGCTGAACAGCGGGAGGTAGCGTGGCGAGTGTTCACGTCGAACGCTCAGTCTCTCAACTCCCCGGATACGTTCGAGACAATCATCAACCGTGAGGAGAAGGCCAAGGAAGCATACGCCAAGATGCAGACGGCCAAGGCCGCAGGGGATGAACTGGCCGCAGCCCGCTACGGCCAGGAGTGGAACCGGCTAAACTCTCTCAGCGAACGGGAGATTATCGAATCGACACAGAACCCGTGGGCCGAGATTATGTTCGGTGTCGCCGTGGACCCCGTGGACTGGATGACGGGCGGGGCGACGTCGCTTTTGGGGATGACCCCCAAACTGGCAAAAGGCGCCCGGGCGGTGCAGAGCTTCAACGTAGACCCGGCAATCGCCACCAAGCGCATCAACGATGTGGTCAAGGCGTCGGGGCCCGTCGCCGAGAAGGTTCTGCAAGGCGAGGACATTCGCAAGTTCTGGTCAGAGGTAATGAACCCGCTGGCCCGCACGAACCAGGCCAAGGCGTACCTCGACGCACGCAGCCTGACAGAGACTGCGATGGTGCTGGCGACTGGCATCCGGGACAAGGGACAAATGCAGGCCATCATGGAGGACTGGATTACCACGGGCGGGCGTGGTCTGGTCAACGGTATCCAGTTGGCGGGGCAGATGGCCGACTCGCAAGGTCAGTACCGGGTGGGCGCTGGTCTCCTCGGGAATAAGGAGGTCATTAAGCGTTATCCCATCCTGGCAGCGGCCGGCGAGGGTCTGCGTGGCATGAAGTCGCTGCAAGGCGAGGGGGCACTTGACCCGGCAAAGTTCATCCCCGAATTTGCCAAGGTGATTGAGGACACGGCCCGCAAAGCCTACGGTGTCAGCGACGAAATGAACCCGCTTATGAAGGCGGTATCGTGGCCCTCTCGGTTCCTGCGTGCCATCCTGGTAGATGGGTACTTGAACCTGGCGCCCCGCAACTGGATTCGCCAGGCGGCATCACAAGCGGCGAACGCCATCGGGGACGATACCTACTCTCTGCGCCCTATCGCCAGCATTATCGCAGACGTGCAGCGGCGCACGGGCGGCGCCCCTGTCGATATGCGCTTCCAGTCAGACAAGACCTTTACGGAAGCTGGACAAGCTACGGCCAGGCACTGGACACAGATGTTTGGGCTGAGTGAGAAGAACCCCATTGCCCGGGCGTCACGGGCGACAAGCAATGTATGGCAGGGCGACACTACCATGCTTGGCGGCACGGTGGCGGTGGGTGAGAAGGCGTACTACGACAAGATTTGGGGGACGACGTTCATCCGGTCCTTTGACGGATTCTGGAAGGACGTGGTAGCCGAACAGTTCCGGCCAGCAGTGCAGGCCCTGGGGCTAGAGGACGATGTAGCTCGGGTGCTGGCGAACGTTGCGATTGAGGCCGCCAAGACGGGGGACAAGACCAACGTTGCAGGCAAGATGCGTGAGGCGGTGGCGGGGATGGTGGTCAAGGACCCGACCGCTGCACGCATCCCCGATGAGCTTATGCCCCTGGAATTGCGTGGGGCAATCAACGACATTATTCAGACCCATGGGCCGGAACAGGCTGCGCAGGCGTGGGCGAAGATGCAGCCGATTCTGGAGAGGGCCCGGCGCTATGCGGAGAACGCTGTAGCGGGTGGACCTCCATCCTGGCGCCCTGAGTTCACGAAGGATATTCAGCTTGACGACGCTGCCCTGCTGACCCGGAACCTCACGCAGCTTGCCCGCAAGGGTGGGACCGGGGCGAAGGAGGCGGGCGCCGAGGCGTGGCGGATTGCCAAACAGATTCTCCGCACTGAGGACAACGGCTATCGTTCGTTCATGGATGACCTGGTGCAGACCCAGGACCCCAAGGCCCTACAGTTCGGGATGGATGTGTGGAATCGCATCTATGACCTCAAGGTTGAAACCCGGATGCTGGTCGATGGGATTAACCAGGAAGCGATTAAGGCGGCGAACGTCGGCACAACTAACATGGCCGAACGCACGGCCGTGTGGCAGCGGGCCTATCAGCAGACGGCGCAGGCGTGGCAGGAGTACGCAGCCAAGTTCCAAGGGGTCATGGATGAATCTCGCCAGGCACTGCTGCGCAATGCTGCCGGCGAACCGCTGCCGACCGGTTACGACTGGAACAAGGTAATTGACCGGTACTTCAACTACAACGAGTTGGACATTGCGGCGGCACGGATGGCCGACCCGGGGGCAACGTGGGACGATGCAGCGCACAAGGCGGCTCGGGAAGCGAACCGTGTCATTGTGGACCGGTCGGCCATTGAGTTGTTCGACGTGCTGCGCAGATTCCCGACGACTGACAGCCTGGACATTATTACGGCCGTCATGCGCCAGGCTGACGCCATGGGTGCGCAGACTGCCGGGGCGGTGCGGCGTGCGACGGAAGAAGCAAAGGCCACGAAAGATTGGGATGCGTTCTTCACCTACCGCAACCAGATGTGGAACCGGCTGGCAGATGAGAGCGTAGAAGCGTTTGCGGCTGCCAAGCGTGCGGTCGTCTGGAACTACCTAGCCGAACAGACACCGACAAAACTGCGCTGGTCTGACCCGTTCGCTGGTGACTTCCACCTGGTAGGCGAGGCGACCGACGATACCCCGGGGACGTGGCTTGCCCGTGACCATCACGGGAACTTGGTGCGACTTCTGGAGGAGGGACGGGGGCAGGCCCCACAAACCAAAAGCGGGGCGACTCCTGAAATGTTGGGCGGGCCGTCCCGTGGTCCGAAGATTGTCGGCAACACTGAGGCGGCTCGGGCCGTGTCAGGTGGGAATGGGGTCTATGTTCCCAAGCAGGTTATTGAAGATTACAAGGCCCTGGTCAAAGGCAACATCGAGGAGATTGTTGATGATGTAATGGAGGACGTGGCGCCGCTGCGTTCGCCGGATGAGTTCATCGAGGCTGCCAAGGCTGACCCCCAGGCGACGGCGGATGCCATGGGCGAGGCGGGCTTCGTCACGGACGACGTGCCGGAAGAATTGTTGACCCCCGTCTTGGATGATGTGCTTGAAGAAGGCGCCCTCGCAGCGGATGATGTACCGGAAGAATTGTTAACCCCAAAGGTTAACGATTTTGAGGAACCTACACCTGTTGCGAGTACGGCAACAACTACGCTGACCGACGTGCGCAAGGTGGCGTCAAGTGCGAACATCGGCACGGACCAGACGGACAAATGGCTTGTCAACAGTATCAACAAGCATCGCCAGGAAATCGGTCTCACGGGGCGCATCCGCAAGCTAGAGGACTTGTCTCCTGCCGATTTGCCGAAGGTGCTGGCGTACTACAACAAGCGTGCTACTTCCAGCACGCCCGCCAGTGCTGGCGCCACAGTGGAAATCTGGAGCGACCCCACACGCAAGTACACGGCGCAATATGATGTGGTGGAACTGGATGCTCTCGTTGCATCCAACGATGCAAGCGGCCGGGTGAATCAAGCTTACCCGGCTGCACTACAGCCCCGTGACCGCAGCCAAGCGGCGGGATTGCAGCAGGTCAACACGATGGCGCAGCGGCTCGACCCTGACGAGTTGCTGGCCGGAACAAATGCCCTGGACCGTGGCAGTCCTATTGTGGACAGTAGCGGAGTTGTGTTGTCGGGGAACGGGCGCACAATGGCGATGCGCCTGGCCGACGACGCCAGTTATCAGAACTACCGCACCGCACTATCACAGCGGGCGGCACAGTTTGGTATTCCCGCCGCCCGCTTGGAGGGCATGAATAAGCCCGTACTTGTGCGTAGGCTGCCGCAGGATGTGGACCCCGTTGCATTTGCGCAAGAAGCAAACCAGCGTACTACGTTGGCGTACAACGCATCTGAATCGGCCAAGACCCTCGCCCGCAAACTGACGGCCGGCGACCTTGTGAACTTCGACACCAAGACGACTGACAACCTACGGCAAGCCCTATCGCTTGCCAGTAGCAGGGAGTTCGTGCGTCGTGTCATGGCTAAGATTCCAGACACGGAGCGTGCTGCGTTTGTTGGGCCGAACGGGGAACTGACGACGCAAGGCGTAGACACGATTAGGGGTGCGTTGTTTGCTACCGTGTTCTCAGACGCTGACGCCATCCTGCGCAATTATGTGATGAACCCGCAGCCCGACCTAGCCAACATCGGGAACGCAATCGAACGCACCATCGGCAAACTGGCGCAGCTTCAACTGCAGAACCCGGACCTTGCTATCGGGCGGGAGTTGGCCGATGCCGCTATGACTCTGCTCGACGTGCGGAACAAGGGCGAAAGCATTGCTACGGTATTGCAGCAGGTCGGCCTATTCGGAGAAATGGACGAGGCGACAAAGGCACTGGTCCAGTTCTTCGACGCCAACATTCGGACAAGCAAGACAATCAGCGCAGCACTTAACCGGTATGCCGACAATGCGCTGAACGTCATGGGCGGGCAGGATGCCCTGTTCGCCGGAGGCGGCGCCGATAAACTGGCGATGCTTCAATCTGCCATCGACAGTATGAAGAATGGCGGGCAGGATGCCCTGTTTGAAATGCGTGGGGGCCTCGGTGCGGTCAAGGCGTGGCCTGACTGGATGGTTCCCCGTCCGGCACGTCGGGGCATGTGGCACCCCACGGGCGAGGGTCTGTCCTTCACCCCTGACGGGGATGCCTACGCATCCATCAAGCAGGGGATTCAACAGGCCCGGCTCGCACGTAAGTCGATGCCGGAAGCGGGCGATGCTGCCCTGCGCCAACTGCAAAGCGTGGACAAGTTGGAAGAATATCTCCGGGCGAACCTCGCCTCAATCCTGGCGGGGCAGCCGAACAAACTTACTCCGGCACAGCAGTTGCAGGTTCTGGACATTGTGAACAAGCGGCTCCTACCTGCGTGGGATAACGTGATGCGTGCGGCCAGCGACCACGGGCGCAAGATGGGCGAGTTTGCGATGATGGACTTTAACGACCGTCGCAACATTGACACGGCCCTGGCCCTGGTGCTGCCGTTCCACTACTACTTTACCCGGTCGGCCGGGAACTGGATGCAGCGGGTGATGGCAAAGCCGGCCCTGCTGGACTTCTGGATGGAGACACAGCGGGCTATCGCTGGCGAGAACCAGCGCACAGACGTCGTGGACGGCCAGGTAGTGGAGCGCCCGCAGCGGTTACAGGGCACGGTTCCGAACCCGCTGAAAGAGGTTATCGATACTCCATGGATGCCTGACCGGTTGCAGAACCCGCTGGTTTGGACGCTGCCATTTTCCATGTACATGCCCTCGGCGTTCACTGAGGAGATTGAATCAGAGGACGTGCAGCAGAATGTTCTCAACTCGACCCTCCAGTACCTCGGGGAGAAAACATTCCCATGGTATCAGGGGCCTCTGTGGGCGTGGATGGATGAAAACATGCCGGTCAAGGACGGGGAAAAACCTCGCTTCCAGCAGTGGTCAGAGGCGCAGCAGATAGGCGACTACTTCCCGCTGGCCCGCATCGGCGCCTACGGTCTGCAAGCAGCGGGCCAGGCGGGGATGCAGACGGGGGGGATGTTCTCTCTCGGAACAGAGTTTGACCCGTACTTCGTGGGCCGCACTATCCGCAACAACACGGCGCAGGGCAATCTGGACCAGGCGACGGCGCAGTATGCGATGCAGTACGCCGACAACATCCAAGAAGGTGTGGACCCCGGCACGCTCATTCCTCCGGGCAATCTGGAGGCGGCCAAGGCTGCCTACGAACAGAACGTAGCAGGGGCTGGCGTCGAACGGTTTGGCCGTGAGTTGGGCGGCTGGTTGACGGGTCTCACGAACCAGTATTACCCCGAAGGGGAGAAGGAAGCCCGGGCCGCAGCGCAGCAGTATCGGGAGTTTGGCTATGGGCCGGCGAACCCGGGCGGAAGCAAGGCGGCTCGGGATTCCGTACTGGAAAGCAATCCCGAGTTGCCGGTAGGGTGGGGGACCAGTGTTCTCATCCCTGGCGGCGAGGGGAGACCTCCAGGCGCCAGCGCACAGATTAGCGCAGGCTATGACCAGGGCGAGGACCTGCGTGCGCAGGCAAAGGCGGAAGCGGATGCTGCCGTTGATGCTGCGATTCTGGCGAACCCGAACATCAAGTCTGGTGAACTCACGAAGATTCGCCGGGGCGTGATGGACAAGTGGCAGCCACAGATTAGCGGGGCCTACGACGGGGCGAACGCCCTCAGTGAGAAGTACCCGATTCCTAGCAGCAACGGGCCCGGGAATGGGTTTACCTATGACGGGGGCATGAACCCGGATGAGAAGCGGATGGCCGATGCGGATGCAGTATTTGACGCTGCCTACGATATGCCAGGGCGCCCGGGTGAAGGCGCATCACGGGAGGAGACAGATGCTTATTACCGAAAGCGTGATGAGAGCGTTGTTGCCGGTCTGGTGGCCCTCGGATTCTCTGAGCAAGAAGCGGCGTCGATGTGGAAGGAACGCCAGGAGCGCAACTACACCGACTTAGAGAAGCAGCAGCGTGAGAAGAACCGCATCGCCTGGGAAAGCTACGAGAAGCAAGGGGATGCAAATTGGGGCGCAAGACGCTACGAAGTGGCAAACGCTTACGGGGATGGTGCGCTGTCCCTGTGGGAACAGTACCTCGACTTGCCGAAGGGTGATGCCCGGGCACGCTTCAAGGAGCAATACCCGGAAGTCGATGCGTACAACCTGGCGGCATTTGAACCGGAAGGCTTCAAGTTCCTCAGTGGACGCTATGGGGCTGACGCTGTGCTGGCGTGGGCCAGAACCCCGAAGTGGACCGACAACCCCGGGGACCAGGAACGGCGCAGCGCCTACTTGGATGCCAACCCCAAGGCGTGGATGGTGGATGCGTGGGTGGACGGGCGACCTCGCCCCTATGACCCGAACCGCACCAGCGTAGAACGCAACTATGGGACGGATTGGGCGGAAGCCGAACGCATGTTCGGCCGGGACATTTGGGATAAGGTGGAGCGATACCGCACGGCGACGGGTGAAGAACGTCGGGCGATTCGTGACCAGGAGGGATTAAAGGAATGGCTCGACTGGTGGTATGGACTGCTGCCGCAGCAACAGCGTGCAGCCGGAAGTGGACTATTGCCCGCCTCGGCGTTCCGTGGGGGCGGTGGACCGACCCGCAACGGATGGGGTGGTGGCGGTGGTGGTGGGGGATATGGCGGTGGCGGTGGTGGATTCCAACCCCGGACCCCCTACGTTGACCCGCAGGGGATGGACAGGAACTTAGAGGTTCTCCCACAATACATCAAGGAGTGGCGCCCCATCCAGCGGGTGGGGGAATTGCCTGACTGGTTCTACGCTGGCGACCGACTCAAACCGGCCCGGACGAAATGGAAGTGATGAGGAGATATGGCTAAGAACAAGCATCCAGACAATGCAGCCTATGTTAGTGCCGATGGGTTAGTTTCTTTCGACCGCTACGGGCGCAAGATTGACAGCCTCGGCAACGTGGCATGGGGCGACTACCAGAGTGCGGGGGATGCCGGCGCATCCCCCATCCAGCGCAAGGAGGAGAAGCGGGAATACCAGGCGAACCCTAACGTCGGCGCCACGATGACCACGGGCTACAACTCGGGCGGCCGGGCGGTGCGGCGGGGATGGGACAAGGCGCCTATGGCCGGCGCATCCACGGCCACAGCGACTGAGGACCTACGTCCCCGCCTCGGCAACAACCCGAACGTTCTTGCGCCTGGCGGCCTGGACCCGGCTACGGGCCAACCCTACCCCACGGCCCGCAATGGTGGGGTACGCCCGTCAGCCTGGCGGCAGCCGTGGATGGGCCAGCAGGTTGAAAGCGGCTACGAAGCCCCGGAGCAAATGATGGCTGAGGACTTGCAGGTATTCATTCCGCAGGTAGGCCAGCAGCGCCCGGCCTGGCGCCCGCCGAACCCTAACATGCCCTACCCTCCTACGGGTGATGACCGGGTGCGTTTCGCCCCCCAACCCGGTAACGGGATGATGTACGACCCGTATGGTGGGAACTATAGGGGTAACCCGCTGTCCATGTTCCCATAGGGGGGATTGACAAGCATAGGGCTAGTGTTCAGTATTGAATCGACATAAGTTGCATTTATCGACAAAAGGGGAATGTAATGGCAGATGAATTGACAAGCCAGCCCATCGCCCCTGCGACTCCTAACGAACCTGGACAATCGCAGGCAAGCGCACCGGTTGCGCCTCAACAGTCGCCGGGGACAGAACCAGGGCAGCAGGCACCGGGCAAGAGTTCGGTCAACCTGTATGAACTGCCCGAGTTCAAGGCGTATCAGCAGCAGGTCAGTCGGACCATGAGCGATATGCAGCGCAAGCTCCAAGAACAGGAGCAGCGCCAGCATGAGGCAGTCATGGCTTCAATGTCTCCAGAGCAGAAGGTTGAGTATCAGCTTCGGCTCAAGGACCAACGTATTCAGCAGTACGAGACTACGTTCGCCCGGATAGAGGAGGAGAAGCAGCGCCAGAAGGACATTGAGGAACTATCAAGGTCCTCGGGCGCCCCGACCAGTATCTTTGCTGCCGCTACGAGCTATGAAGAAGCGGTGAAGCTGGCGTTGGAGTACGCCCGCCAGAACTCACCACAAGCCCAGGCTGTGCAGCAGCAGCGGCTAGAGGCGAACCGGGTGGACTTGGGGACGGGCGGGGCATCGACCCCGGAGGACCGGAAGCGGTCTGCCATGCGGGATGAACTAGCAAAGGGCAATGCGTTGGCGTACTACAAGATGCTCTTGGAGGACTAAGCAATGCCTGTAGGTACTCTGGACACATACGGAAATTCCAAGGTCCGTGTGCGTTCTGTCGGTGAGATTATCCACCGAATTGACTGGAACGAGGCCCCACTTCTCAAGAAGTTCGGGACCAACAATGAGGGGAAGTTCCGTTTCGACAAGTGGCCCCACACCAAGTATGAGTGGCTTCTTGGCGTGAACGCTGCGCCCCGTGTCACCACGGCAGCGGAGGACCTGGACAACAGCGAGACCGGCGTTGATGTGGTCGATGGCTCTCTGTTCAAGGAGGGCGACGTCATCAAGATTGACGATGAACTTATGTACGTGAGTGGCGTCGTCGGCAATACCTTGACCGTCACCCGTGGCTTTGGTGGGTCCACGGCCACTACGCATCTGACCGGTGCGCAGGCGACCCGCACAACCATCGCCCGCCTGGAAGGGGCCGACTATGACACCGGCTACACAACCGAGGCGACCGATGACTACAACTTCACTCAGATTTTCTCTGAGGCTGTGAAGGTCACCGGCTCGGAGCAGGTGGACACCAAGTACGGTATCACGGATACCATGGCCTACCACCTGGCGGTGCTGATGGGTGGGTCGGACGGCATGGGCGAGAAGTTCAAGGCCGGCACGCTCCCCATCCTCTTGCAGAATACTTTCTACCACGGGCGCCGCAACGCTGGCGCAGCCGGGATTCCCCGGGCCATGGGTGGGTTTGAACAGTTCGTGACCACGAACGTCGAGAACCTGGCAGGCCGGGCCGTCACCCGCAAGGATGTGGAAGATTTGTTCGTGAAGTGCTTCCTGGCCGGCGGCAAGCCCGATACTCTGATTATGAACGCCTGGCTGCGTCGTAAGATGAGTTCGTTCTACGAAGGCACCATCACGACTACCCGCAGCGAGAAGCGGGGCGGCTCGACCATCACGACCATCGAGACTGACTTCGGCAGCGTGGAGATTATGTTCGACTATCTTTGCCCGCCCGACCGTCTGTACATGGTGGACAGTGAGAAGCTTGGCTGGATTACCTACCGTGACTGGCAGGTGATTGACCGGCCCTCGATGGGTGACTACGAGGTGAAGGAAATTCTCGGTGAGTTCGGCTTCGTGCTGGTCTCCGAGAAGGCCCATGGTCTCCTCAAGGGTTGCTCGGTCATTAGCTAGGAGGAACCTATGCACCTGGAACCAGAGGCTCGATTCTACGAGTCGAGCGTCAATGGTCCGGCTCCCTCCATCTGGTACGGACGGGAGGCGCCCCGTGGGGCTGCCTACCCGTTCGTGCAGGCTCCGGTCGGGAGTCTGTACGTCCAGACTGGCAGCGAACCCCGGACCTGGCAGAAGTTTGAAGATGCGGGCCATGCGTCCGATTGGGCTGCACTTGGGGCCATGTTCACCATCATTGAGCGTGTCAGCTTCAAGGAGTTCACGGATGGTGGCGCCGCAGTTGGCACGCTCGACCTGGCGCAGAAGATTCCGGTCGGCGCCTGGGTTGCCCGTGTGCTTGTCGCCGATGTGGTGGGATTCGCCGGAAACGTGTCTGCCGTCCTCGACGTGGGCACTGCGACCGATGATGACCGCTACAACGCTACGGCCGGGTTCAACGTGTTCGCTAACGTTGCGGCCCTCGACGGCGGAACCCCATCGGGCACGCAGGTTCACACGACGGAACAGACCGTCCGGCTTACCTTGACCTCGGACAGTGACTTCACTGCCGTGACCGCGGGCGCCTGCACGGTGAAGATTTTCTACTACTACTAGGAGGGTCAGATGCAGCGGGCGACTCGCTCCCTGTTGCTGACTATCGTTGGTCTCCTGCTGACCGGCTCTGTCGCATTGGCGCAGAGTGGGTCAGCAGGTTACTACGAGTTCAGCACACTTGTGCGGTTTCAACGTGATGTAAGAGTGTATGGCAGCGCACAAGTCGCCGGCGACCTGCGCAGCGGCGGCGACGTGCAGGCGCAACGGTTCCGGGCAGAGAAGCAAAGCACGCTGTCTGTTACGGCCAACAGTACCGTCACCCCGTTGGGGACGTTCCAGCCCATCACGGCCACGGCCAGCGTGGGGACCAGCAGCATCGCCGCAGGGAATCCCGGTGACCTGTTGATTCTGGTCAACCTGTCGCCCTCCAACACCGTCACGTTTACGGACACCGGCACGCTCAAGCTGGCCGGTAACGCTGCCTTAGGCCAGAACGATACACTGACCTTGATTAGTGATGGGGTCTCCTGGTATCAGATGGCGAAGTCAGACAACTAGGGGGCTTATGGGCGATTTGTATTGTGACATCATCGGGCAGCCTACCTACCTCAGTGCGGTAGGTACGGCGGCCACGTCGGGGGATAACACGCTTGTTGCAGCGCCTGGCGCCGCCAAGAGTATCCTGTTGTTTTACGTGAAGGTACAGAACGAAAGTGCAACCAAGACCACGGCCATCGTCAAGCATGGTTCCGTGAACAAGGAGCGTGTATTGCTGCCCGGCGAGGGCGATTACTTCATTCGTGAGTTCAAGGAACCTCGCCTACTGCCTGCCAACACTGCGCTAGTGCTGAACCTGTCGGGTGCGAACTCCCACGGGTACACCGTGGACTATCTGATTGTGTGAAAGGAGAGGCTATAGGCAGCACAAACTAAGCAACTGGCCGAGAAGGGGGTAACGTGGAAATATATCTGAGGGACCAGGTAACCATCCTGGCAGACTTGCGGGCGAGAGTACGGGATAACAGCAGCGAACGCTGGACTGACCAGGAAATGTATGGGGCTATCAATGATGCCCTGCTGACCTGGCACGGCCGGGTGCGTGTGCCTCACATCCATACAATTCAGGATGGGTGGAAGGCGGGGCAGTATGAATACATCCTCCCCGACTACATCCCCTCTGAGAACTTGCAGCCGCAGATGAAGGCGTCAATCGCTTACGATGTGTATACATCGTACAGGCTCAGTGCAGAGACTTGGGTTGACATTCCGGGATGGCGAATTGAACCGAACGCTGACAATCAGCGGGTCCTCAGATTCGATGTTACCCCCTACTCATCTGAGGGGCGTCTTGTTTGGTGGGGCCACAACGGGCCCGTCCCCATCGGCGTGCCCACATTGAGCGCAACCATTGACGGCGCCGCCACATCCCTGACCATCCTCGGGGGCGCAGACATTCCAGATTATGGATGGGTGAAGATTGATAGCGAATGGATGCAGTACGCCGGCGTAGACTACGGCGCTCCTGTCACGCTCTTTGGGATGGTGCGTGGATTCCCCAACGGTACGAATGGGGTCGGCCATGTGCTGACTACTCCGGTTAAGTGGGGTGTCGCTATGCCGAAGATGGAACTGTACCGGGTGCTGATTGACCAGGCCATCGTACATCTGCACGAACTGTTTCTCGGGAACGCAGCCCCGAAAGAAAACCAACTCCACCAGGAAATGATTGGATACTACTCGGCCCGGGTTGATAAGTTCTGGCGTAGTTGGGTTGTTAATCGCCCCGTGCGCCAACGCATCGACATCGCCCCATACCTCATGTGACCATGACCGGACATATCAAACTCGGGCGTCTTGTTGACGCTAACCCTCAATTGCAGAACTACGCACTCGTAGACCCTACTCATTACCAGTGCGCCACGGCAAACCCGTTCGCCGCCCGTGTTTCGACGGGTGGGCCCTACAGCGAACTCGACACGTTCTCAGACCTCACCTTCAAAGAATGGAAGCCTGGCGTCGGACACAAAGACCCGGAGGCTGGCCCATTGTTCATGCACGGTGACGGCCGGTTCTCGAACCAGGTGACCATGCCGTTTGCCTGGGACTACCCCGCCACAGTCCGGCACACGTCCACGGGGATTGAGAACGTCGCAGGGGCGCAGCCTTTGCGCCCCGTCAGTGGTACATGGCTGTCCAGCGAGTTCACTACGAACTATGCAACTGCCTTGTCCCAAGTGTGGGTGCTTATGTACGTGCCAGAGGGTAAGACCATTTCCGTGCGGCTCTACGCCAACAACGCAGGTAAGCCCGGCACCCTCCTATCCAGCGGGGCCGTAGTCAGCAGCATGAAGCGGCCACACGCTCATTGGGTCCGGCTGCCCCTGAGTTCTTACAACATCGTCGGCGCCACGAAGTATCACCTGGCCGTGACCACGGACGAGACAGACATTTGGAAGTGCTGGCTGCCGCCAGTCTCTGTCAATAACGGGAACAGCAGCACGAACGGGGGGGCCTCCTGGACCAGCGTTCTCACCAACGGCCAGGGCGTAGGGTTTCACCTGGTACTGCGTGATGTGACGGGCGGGACGGGCACGGTCAGCAACATCGTGCGCAAGGATAGCAGTATCTACTTCACTATCGGCTCGGCCCTGTATGACCTCTCGGGGATTCAGTTGGTGTCATGCGCTGCCGCCATCAAACAGGCGATTTACTTGGATGGCCTGATTTGGCTTGCCTACGGTGCGGGTTACAAGACCTATGACCCGGCGACTCTGGCGCAAGTAGACTACCCCGCAGTCCCTGTGAATGAGTTCCTGGTAGCGAACGGCTTCCTGTGGCGGCGATTCAGCAATGGGGTCTCCTACACCAGCAACGGGACAACCTGGACCGACGTGCAGCCTGTAGGCGGCTACGGGAGCAAGGTCCGGGGCTTTGGAACCATGGGCGGGAACATTTACCTGTCATGCGATGACGGGCTGTACATGCTGGCCGATGGGGATTACATCGTGCAGGTAGCGGAATGGCCCTACCGCAGCGACAAGAACGGCCAGGGCATGTGTTCGTGGGAAGGTGCCTTATACATCCCCCTGACGAATACCATCGTTCGCTATGACCAGTCGGGCGCCCTAATGAACATCGGCCCGAACGCTGAGGAGGAACTACCCGAGGACGTTCGGGGCAACATCTACACCCTCAAGCCTTCTGCGCACTTCCTATTTATGTCAATGGACCCCGCCAGCACGACGGGTTACGGTTCGCTGTGGGCCTACAACGTGGAGGGCTGGCACTGCCTTTCCCTTGGATTGCAGTACATCGGCGGGGGCGGGATTGAAGTAGACCCCGTGAACGGTCACCTGTGGTGGGGCGGTGAAAGCAACTGGCTGCACCGCACGAACTACCCGGCAACTGTGGTCAACCCGGTGCGTGAGATTGCGAACATGCGCCTCGGCCGGGAACTGTGGATAGAGTATGACAAGTTCTACGGCGGCTACATGACGGTTGAGAAGGACTTTGACCGTATCGTATGGGACATTGAGGGGAACAGCTATTCCGTCGCCGTCTACTGGCAGGACTCGGCGCAGCCTGACGTGTGGCGTCGGGCCGGGGAGACAGTCGCCGGCAGCATCGACTTCGGGGCGGAACGCCCCACGGGAAAGTGGGTGCGCCTGGGCTTGCGCATTACATCCATCGGCCCGAACACGCCCATGGTGCTGCGTGGGGTGGCCCTGAAATACTCCTCCATGCTGACCGACCGCTGGCGTTGGGTGCTGCCTATCGCCGTGCATGATGACCAGCAGATGCCCGATGGCTCATTGAACCCGCTGCCCACGGCGACCGTCGTAGCCAACTTGAAGGGACTTATTGCGGAGGTAGGCCCGCTGCGCTTCATCGACGTGGATGGTTTGGAGTATCGGGTAAAGGTCACGGGGGCGACACGCCAGATTGTCCGTTACGTGCATGAGACCGCAGGCCCTGATATTCAGTGGGTGTACACGCTGACCTTGGAGGAGGTTAGCTAGTGTTCAAGAAGCCCCGGGGATTCTCGAACCCGTTCAAGAAGGGCAAGCGGAAGCGAGACATTCCCATCTTCAAGGGTTTCCCCGATGCCTTTGACGTGCAGCCGGTTGACACTGAACTGACCGAACTCACCCGCAGAGTAGGTGACGAGAAGTTGGCAAAGCGGGTTCTGCAGTTGCAGGAACAGTACCCAACGGGGACAGTCCCCGAACTTATCACGCTGGAATGGCTGCACCGTGGCGGCTGGCGCCACATCTACCAGGCGCAAGTCGCCGGGGGCCGTGGCAGCGCCGGGGGTCTCATCCCTGACTTCGTGGTAGACCTCGGCGGCGGCCGGGGGATGGCGTGGCAGATTCAGGGCGAATACTGGCACGGCCGTTCCAAGGCGAAGGGATTGCGGGATGCGGAAGCGGCCCTACGTCTGACGGGTCAGACCGTGGGAGGAATCCGCATCGAGAAGGTTATCAACTTGTGGGAACGGGACATACTGGAACGCCGGCCGCAAGTGTTCCAGTATGCCCTTGCGGGAATCAGCTTGCGCTGAGGGTGCGCCTGTATTCTTCGACGTCGGCCAGGAACCAGACGGCGCCTTCCTTGGCTCTCCTGGCGTCGGCCCGCTGGTCCGGGTTCTTGTACTTCTCGGGTTCCAGCTTGGCGTCATGTTCGGCCAAATCGACAATCGCCGCTAGTAGGCGATAGTATCCACTGATAATGTCTGCGATGTAGCTGTCTTTGTCTCGGGGGTCCATCGTCATAGGGCCAGGCTTGCGTCAAACTCAACCCGTGCATCGTTCATGTTGTCGTGCCAGAAGCGCAACCAGTACCCTCCTATCACTCGGGGCCAGCGGCCCTTTTCGACGTGATACCCTCCCCGTAGGTCGAACTCGTCTTTGAGTGTGGGGATGCACAGGTGCAGCGTGCGCTCCGTGGTGACCTTGCCCGCCTGGGTGAGCTTGATACGTGCATCGTCAATGCGCCAGGAACGATGAATGTGTCCCCCGATGTAGATACGGGCGTCAGGTACTGGACCCATTTCCCGCTGCGCCCGTGCGGTTCCCTTCGTTACCTCGCCGCCGCCCCCTGCCCCATGGTGGAACCACATTGGAAGCGAGGACATACCACTACGCTTACCATCCTTCTCATAGGCGAACATCCAGCGCACGAACCCCGCATAACCCATATAGGGCACCTTGAGAGCGTGACAGATGCGCCCGAGTACGTTGGTTTCATGGTGGCGCAAGATTGAGGTCTCATGGTTCCCGTCCCCGATGCCAAGAAGATTGTCACGATATGGCTCCAAGAAGGCCGTAGAATCGTCTACAACCGCATCGAGGTAATGACCTACCTTGTACTCCCCTCGCAGGTCATCCTTGGACGCTCTGCGGTCATCACGGCCCTGCATTGCATCGTTCCAGTCCCCGCAAATGAAGATGCCGGCGCCCTTGTCCTTTGCCTGGTCCAGCAGCTTCTTTAGCAGGATGCGATTACAGTGCGTCGAGTCGTAATGCACGTCAGCAAGTAGTAGATGTTCCTGCTGCCATCCGGCCGAGATTGCATGGCGAACTGCCAGCACGCTCGGGTGCTGGCGTTCAATCGAGAAGTTCATCCTAGCTCCGGTATAAGCGACTGCCCCGAGGGGCTACGATTGCTTTACGGCTTGTGCTGCCGCCTCCCCCGCCTCCCCCACTAAGCGTTGGGTCAGCAGCCCATGGGACGGTGCCTGTCAGGATTAGCGGGTTGTTGGCGCCGCTACTGTCGGCCAGCATGTTCCCGTCCACCAGGCGCCAGTCGGCCAGCAGTCCCGCCGTGACTACGGGCGTGGTGCTGTCCTTCTCCGCTGCAAGCTGCGCAGCGGAGAGGACCGAGGACCATGCACGGGCATAGGCGATGGTAATGTCACCCGGTTCGCCCCATCCCGTGTTACTGCCGAAGCGCAGGGCGCCCACGGCCGTCGTGACGGCCGTCACCTGGATTTGCTGCACGGCGTCAAGGTAGACGGTCATCACGTCGCCCACGGTCTGCGTGACGGCGACGTAGTACCACTGGTCAAGGGTAAGGGTGGGGCCGAGTGTTTCCGGCCCTCCCTTGTACAGTGTGAAGTGATTGTTGTTGCTGTCGGCGTACAGGATGATGTTCCCTGCACCGGCGAGGTCCACGATGGTGCGGTATCCTCCGGCCGTGTGGTGCTTCATCCAAAAGGATAGGGTCAACTCTGTGGGGGACAGAGTTGCCGATAGATGATTCGCTGCGTTACCTGCCAGTCGTGCGCCCATTACGGAGCTCCTAGTTGTGTGCCACCCGTGGGGATGGGCCAGGCCATGCTGCCGCCGGCTGCACGGTTTACAGCCGTGTCGATAATGGCGTTAATGGATACTCCCATTTCCGCCATCGCCCGCTGTTCCATCGGCCAGGGCTTGAGGGGGGTACTGGTGTAGACCCCATCGATGTAGCGGTTTGTCAGTCTCGCCCCATCCTGTAGCGGGTAGGGAGAGAGGGGAATTAGGCTGTTGGTCGGTGCGGATACCCCCCCCATAGCAATCTGTAGGTTCGGCCCGTAGTTGCGGCTCTGCCATTCCGGGATGTTGGTCCCGGTGCTGCGCAGGGTAAAGCGGTCCATGACGTTGTTGCTCTTGTTCCCGGGGGTGCCGGATGGGTCGGTGGCGTTCATGCCGCTGCCCTGTGAGTCTAGGCCGATGTTATCCCTGAACACGTTATCCCTGATTTCTCCCTGGCCCCATAGGGAGTAGGCGTCTTGTTGGTTGCCCCATGACCATCTGGTGATTGAGGTCGGGCAAGGGTCCCCGTAGGGGTTGACAGTGGGTCCAGGACGTTCCTCCGGTTGCAGTTGCCCACTTCCGTAGAACCATGGGGTATTGTCATAGTCCCTGCCGATGAGGGCACTGATATTGCCGAAGAAGCGATTTCCCACTGCCACCGCAGCGTCGGCGTTGGCCTGTGCGAACATGCCGGTCAGCGCCCGCCCATAGGCAATGTTGTTCTCTACTAGGGTCGTGCTTGAGTTGTAGAGTCCTAGGTTGTTTCCGTTGGGCCATGACACACCACAGAAGTTCTTACCGTCCCAACTGCGCCACATGGCGACATTCCTACGCAGAATCACGTTCTCTGCCTGGTACACGTCAATCATGTAGCGGCCGGTCCCTGCAGAGATTGAATCTTCCAGCACGTTGTAGTCGTTCCAGATGAGGATGCTCTGTGAGTTGCGGTCGGTGGACGTATCGTATGCACTAATGCGGCGCAGGATGTTGTGCTGGCTCTTGACCAGGACGTTGTACAGCCACCCCTCACGGGCTACAATGCCTTCGACTAGGTAGTAATCGCCGTATGGCCCGCCAGGGCCGGGGTTGTCCCCTAGCTGAATAGGCGTACACTCGAAGGCACTGTTGCAGTCAATGACTACCTGCCCGTCATTGATTGCCTTGATTGTGATGCGGGCGTTGGGCAGACCATGGCGCCGGTTCGGGGCGATAGACTGGTTATAGGTCCCATCGGCAATCAGCAGCGTGTCGCCCGGCATGAGCGTTTCCCATGCCCGGTTGAACGTCCCCCAGGCTTGCGCAAGGGACGTGCCATTGTTGCGGTCGTCCCCCGTTGTCGATATGTAGTAGGTGTTGCCGGGGCCAGGGGTAGGCGTCGGGGTCGCCGTGCCAGGCAGTGGCGTCATGGTAGGCGTGGCCGTAGGCGTGTTGGTTGGCGGCGCCCCCGTAGGCGTCGGCGTGTTGGTGGGTGTTGGCGTGGCCGTGGCGCCAGGATTCGGCGCCCCTACGTCGGTGGCGTTGAAGTTGTCTACCCGGCTGGCGCCGCTGTTCCAGGCGTAGACCCCGGCCATCCCGCCCGATGCGTTACCGGAGAACGTGATGGTTCGGCCGCCGATGTAGGCCCCGTTCTTGTAGGTGCGCAGGTCGCCATTGTCCAGCGCCTCGACGCTCCACACATCGCCAGCAGCAAGAGTCATAGAGACAAATGCACTGGCGTTCCACACGGGGTCAAGGGTCCAGAACCTCACGCCACTACCTACCACGTACTCCGCTTCGAGCATACGGGTGTAGGTGCTGTTGGCTTTGAGGGCCAGGCCAAGATGTGTAGCTGCCGGGTCCATGTAGGCAAGGGTTACGGTGACCCGCTGATTTGCCCCGAAGGTCGCCGGCTGCCACAGCAGCGCCTTATTGCCGCCCATGACCAGGGAGTTGCTGTTCAGGGTATAGCCAAGCGTGGCATCCCCGGGCCCGTTCCAGTTGGTCCCTAGGACTGTACGGTTGAAGTCATCCAGCACGCCAGGCACACCCGTGGGCGTGGCCGTTGGGGGCGTCGTGGGCGTGGGCGTGGGTGCCCCTGCCGCTGCGTAGGCAATACGCACCACAGGAGGCCAGGAAGGATTACCGCTTGCTTCACGGGTCCAGATGAACTTACCGGAATGGTACTGCCCGGCTGCCGTGTACGCCAGGAAAGAAGCGTGTGTCTGCCCGTTGGCATAGGCACGCTTCACAATCTCCGTGATGTCCAACTCGTAGGGGATGGGCGGCACGCAGTACCAGTAGGGGGTCGGGCTGCACGTCCCGGGCAGTGGATAGAACCGGGTGCGTGAGATGTTCTCCCGTGGTCGGGGAGAGTTATCCCAAGTAATCCCAAGTTCAGTCCAGTTGGGGGAGATTTCGCCCACTTCAACAACTGTCTCTTTCGTCCCGTCGTCCTCGTACCCGGTGCCATAGCCGGGGTTGCCGAACTGGTAGACGGTGACGGTTGCGCTGTTGACTACACTGCTTCCGATGTTGGGAAGGGGGAACTGCCCGGCATACTTGGAGTAGCAGGGGAAGTCTGCAATGTCGCCCTGCGTCTGCGCAATGTTGGCCTGATAGTGCGTTCCAAGATGGATCCGCGCACTGTAGTTGGTGGGCCCGTCCTCGTTCCGGCTCCCCCAGGTGGGGAAGAAGTCGGGATAGTCGTCGCTGCCGCAGTCGGGGCCACCCCCAACGCTGGCGTCGGCGGAAAGGACAGTTGTCGTAATCACTTGCCCGACAACGCTCTTAGCACTGTAGTCTTGCAGGCCGAAGCGCAGCGTACCCGTGATGATGTGCTGGACGGTGAAGCTGCCGTTGTCGAAGTCCCGATATGTGACAGTGTAGGGGTAGGTCGTGCCTAGCGTGTTGGTGTAGGTCTTGCCTGCCCCTAAGAACGTCCAGTCTGTAGTACGTCTTTCGGCCCGCCATCCCCGGCATCCACCGTCAATACCACAGCGCCACCCGACCTCCCACCCGTTGGGGTCTCCCGTCGCCGGCGCAGTCGTGGAGTAGACACTACCGATTTGCAGCGTGGCCTGGTCCCCTGTGCCAACCTGGTTGTCGGCAAACTGCCAGGTCATGCGGAAACCGTCGTATGCTCCGGCCAGGCGCAGCATGGGGAATCCCGTTGACTGGATGGTGCCGCCCCAAATGAGGGTGCGGTTGTTGTAGTCCAGCATGGGGTCACCGCTGTACACCTGGAGCATGGGTACGTTCGTGGTGTACGTGCCAGTCTGCGCTGCCGGTGGGACCGGCGTCGGCGTGCTGGTGTTGGTAGGCGTCGGCACGAACGTAGGCGTCTGCGTAGGCGTCTGCGTCGGCGTGTTCGTAGGCGTCTGCGTCGGCGTGTTGGTAGCAATCGGGGTAGGGGTCGGGGGCTGTGATGCGGTTGTGATGGTAGCGACCCGCAGCCACTCGGTTCCCCCGTAGACCATGGCAACACTGTCGAACGGGCCCAACGCAGTGCCAAGGACGGTGACGGTATAGGCGCCGCTGTTGGTGAGAATCGCAATGTCGCCAGGCGACCCACCCCCCAGGCCGCCCGCCGTGACAACCTCCTGCGCATCGAGCGTGACCAGGCTGCCGGTCACCGTGATTATGCCGCCTGCCGTGACCGCTTGCGGTTTATCGGGCAGCGTGGCAAGGGAGGCGAACTGCATGGCACCGGCCAGCGTTAGCGGCCCGTCCACCGTCACATCTTCCAGGGCCACGAACCCATCTTGAAACTCTGCCCCCGATTCGATGACCGTCCACCCTTGCTCTGCCGACTGCGCCAGTACAGTACCGACGAGGGTCAGAACCAGGAGGACGGCCAGCAGGGGGATAATCGCCCGCCGCACTAGAGCAGGTCCTTCAACCATGACCAGTCATAACCCAGGAACATGGTATAGCCCAACAGGGCGCCGAGAATCAGCAGCAGGACCACGGCAACCACGGCCCGGCCACGTTCGCTTAGGGATTTCCATCCCCCTACAATGTAGTCTTTCACTGAGACTTCTCCTTGAATAAACCTTGAGCATAGCCAAACAGAACCGCAGCCACGGTCCAGGCGAGGACAGTCCATAGGAACTGTGTCGAATCCAGTACCGCCGCTAGGGTCCTTAGTTTGAGGAAGAACAGAGAGGGGCCGAGGAGGAATACCCAGGCCAGCGCATAGACAAGTTTGGAGAACGTCGGCCGCTGCACGCTGGCCTTGACCTCCTCTACTTGCTCTTGCAATTCGTCAATCTGCATGTACAGCCGGGCCAGCAGGCGATTAGTGTCGTCGTGCTTGGATTTGCTGTTCATGGAGATTGCCCCATTAAGCATGACATACTCCCGATTTTCGTCGGGGCGGGAAAGGTCATACGCTTCGGGGATGGACAGACCACGGGCCAGGGCTTGCGCCAGGCTTGCGGCCGTCACAAAGGCCAACACGTCCGGTATGTCGATGAGGGTGGAGATAACCGTACAACGCAATGCACGGTGCGCCCGCATACCCATCCCAAGGGATGAGCATGTGTTGAGGACTAGGAGTAGTGGGGGATGCGGTCGCAGCAGTTGGATGAGAAGCGAGGGGCTAAGTACCCCATCTTCCAACTGGATGCCCTCATTGCCGCCATGGGCAATGAACCACACCACATCGTAGGGGTCGTCTAACGCATCGACCACGGCCCGGAGGGTAACGTTGTCAATGAGTAGGCGGCAGGTCGTAAAGCCTGCATTGACGATGCGCTGGAGTTCACTATGGGCGAACTCCAGGTCAGACTTAGGCGCAATAATTAGGTGTCGCTGCATACTGCCGAACGTATAGGCAGCACAAACTTCTGCAAACTGGCACCCTTATGTTAACTCAAGTCGGGATTGTTGTCTATAAGTGAACTGTCTGGAGAAAAAGTAAACCCACGGTGGACAACCGTGGGTCTCTAGTGGTAATGCCGTTTATCTACGGGACTATGGTTGCCTTACGTCGTCTTGCAAAAATCTACGCACTTCGGCAAGCCACCATCCCACTGCGCTCGCATCGTCGTCTCGCTGGCTGTAGTTACCAGGGGAAAACAGATTCTCAACGCGACTGGCAGGAAACGAACGCAGCATTGCCAACGCTTTGTCGGCATACAGCCGAAGCCGGTCGCGCTCCGTTGTATTCTTGTGCAGCACCCCCATATCACGGGCATACTGCTCTTGCAGCGATTCCCACACGCGCTTTCGCTCGATCAAGTCGGAGTGCTCCGACTGTAGCCGCGAAAACGCCGCCTCTGTTTTCTCCGCATCGGCCGCGCGGGAAATGGCTGCGGATAATTTCTGCTCTAACTCCATAACCCGTTCCCACAGTTGAGAGTGCATAGCATTGCGTGCCTCTAGCGCCGCTTGCGCTGCCTCTGCCGTTTCGGCGCGCTGGCGTTGGCGTTCGTACTCGTCCGCCTCGACGGGAGCCTCCTTGCTCGTGTAGTTATACTGTGCGTTGTGTGGCGGCAGATCGTCCGTATTCGCCGCCAGAGCGTACCAAGTTATCGGTATTCCCATGATCGCAATCCTTTCGAGTGAGTATGCCGTTTACGCGCGGAAATATTACATCTGCGACGCCTCAGGATTTACCGGTTCTTCTCGTACCCATGCGTTGTGGCAAACAGGACAGTAGCGCACAGCAAACACCTCGTATGGGTATCCTTCTGTGTCGATGCTCACTCGCACTGCACCCTCGCCACAATGACCACAGATGCCGTCGTCACTCTCCCACAACAATGCGTCGCGCTCCTTCTCTGCCTTCTCCGCACGCTGACGTTCCATTACTGCGCCGTTGGCGGTATCAATGTAATCCAGTTGCAGTTTGGCTAACTGTCCCTCTGCTGCTTCTGCGCGAGTAGTAGCCTCGGAAAGTTGATCGAGTAGCCACCGAACAAAAACCGGGGCGGCGGCATAGAACTCAGCATTTGCCTTCGCTCGTGGGCCGTTGCCAGTAATGGCAGTCGCCACTTTCTCAGTGCCGACATACCAAACATGCCCGCTTCCCATAGCTAACCCTTGTCGGTACAGTTCGACTGGATCGACACTACTGTCCACCTTTGCCACTGAATATATGCCGTCCGGGTCGGGTGGCGATATTGCGGCAAGGAACTGGTTAATCTGCTGTAGCATCTCTGCATTCTGTGCATTCTGTGTGTTCATATTTTCCTCGCACTTTGCATCTGCTTCCGCTAACATCCAACCTAAGTCCCAGTAGCCACCGAATCCCCAGAAGGTGCGCTTGTATGGATTGGCCGATTGGGGTTTTCCGTTTATGTACGCCTGCCTACCCTTCTCCTCGGCAAGCTTCCCCCTATCCCATCGCCAAAAACCGTCTCTCTTTGCCATCGTCTCACCGTTCCGCAGATAACTGTTACTATCGTCTGAAATATACTACTTCCATTGATACTGCCGTTTACGCGCGGAAATATCAGAAGTTGCTCAGTTCAATCTCTGCGTGCGGCTCGTAATCCAGCACAGGTTCGCACCATGTATGCCCGCAACTTCCACATCGATACAAAAGAACGTCGTCACCCGGTTCGCCGTCCCCAAACTCGTTTGTGTCGGGATACGCGTCGTGCATTCCGCATTGCGGGCACGCTTCGCCGGAAAAGTCATCTTCTTCGGGGTCCGGTACCCATACGCCCCATGATATGAATGTCACGGCTGCGCCTCTGTCGTGTGACTAAAGCCGAAACTGTAGCCAATGCGGTCTATCGGCACGTCCTGCCTGCTCCTGTCCTGTGGTGTCCAGTACGCTGTGCGGTCCTGCCACCAAATCGAATCGCCACGCCGAATCGGTAAATCGTTCCAGACAACCTTGATGTGGATACAATCATTGTGTTCTGTCCTTACTCCCTGCACGACGATCTCGATGTAATCGTCCTTGTGATACACCGTATGTACAGTTCCACCAACCATCGTGTCCGTCTCCTTTGCGGGCACCTGCCCGCGTATAACTGTTATTCTCACTCGGCCGCTTTACTGTCCCCGGATGAAGCCAACAATATCCTCGACTGCTTCCCGGGTTACCATCCCCGTCGCCAGGCGGATGACTGCCCATCCGTGCATGGCGGCCGTGTTGTACTTCTCCGCATCCCCGATGAACCCACTGCCCCGAACGTGGCGCCCGTTGGTCCAGACCCCGCCTTCAATCTCGATTGCAACCTTCGTGTCTAGATGGGCGTAGTCAAACTTCCACTTGCGCAGCGGGTGGAACTGGTGTTCCTTCACCAGTTCCGGGCCGTCAGCCTGCTTCCACAACTCCTCGAACTCCTGCGCCAGTTTGTCGCCTTCTGGTTGCTGGCTGTGGATGATGACCGCAGCCTTGGGCTTGCTGGCGGGGAGCAGGTCGGGATTCAACTCTGCCAGGTCGGGATTCTCCCGGGCCATCTTCTCGGCCCAATCAGATGGAAAGCTCACGGCGCCCCTCCTCGATGAAGGCAATCAGCCGGGCCGCAACATCCTGGTCAAGATGGAACTCTGCACTCAGGTCGTCGTCAATCACATCCCGGACGTCAAGAATATCGTAGTCGCCGGCCAGATTTACCAGCTTGTCCCCACCGTAGTAGTCTGTTACGGTACGGGTCCCGTTACCGGGGGTCAGGACCCGTACCTTGTAGACACCTTTCGACACTTCCACTACCTCCAGTTCTCGCTCACACGTCGGGGAATCGCAGCGGCAACCCAGCGTCAGCCTACGCATCTTGCACCCCCATGAACTGGCGCAATCGCTTCATGTCCTCAGTGACCAGGGCGATAGAACCGTAGTTCTCGCCATCGTCCACAAAAAAACCCTGGTTGCCGTTTTCGAACACGGTGGCGTATACCATCTTGGGGAACTTGTCGGCAGTCACAACCTCGGTGACTGCTGCCCCATCGAAGTCGATGGTAACACTGTATTCCCGGTTCGCCAGGGCCTTGACCTCTGCGTGAGCATCGCACCCCGTTGCACCACAAGCACACTTGAACACCAGACCGCAGCCCTCAGCGCCCCACTTGCGCTCGAACTCCTGACAGGTCTCCTCTACCAGTAGGTCAATGTCCCAACCTCTGCGAGTGCAAAGCTGTCGCATGTAAGACAGGGCATACTGCACGTCTGCCGAAATATAGAATAGGAAACCGTCAGAGTACGTCAAGGCTAGCCCTAGGTGGTGAACTACCATCCCGAACGTTTCCTCCGTGTTCAGGGATAAGGCGATGGTCGGCCTAACCTCGTACTCCTTGGGCAGCAGCAGCAGCGCACTCGCCGCCATGTAAATAGCTTGACCAAGTTCCTTGCGATGGTCCGGCGTGCGCTCGTTGTTGCGCTTGTGCTCGGGTTCCATGAGGCGCATCAAGGCATCATCGTACTCGGCCATTTCTTGGATGGCATAGCGGATGCACTGACGCCCGGCCGGGTAGGGGAACTTCCCCTCCAACAACTGACGGCTCTTGCTCACTCTCTCTAGGTATTCCATCTTCAACTCCTCATTAGTAGGCCAGCGATAATAGTACAAACCAGCGACACGGCCGCCAGTACCTCGGCGGGGTCCAGACCGTAGAACATATCAGTCATTCCAGAATCCCCTTTCTGCTGCGACTTTCACCCGCTTCGCCTTGGGCTGCGCTACGGTCTTGTCTCCGAGGGCTGGCGGCTTCGGCTTGTCCAGCCATTCCCGCTTACCATCGGCCGTGACCTTGTAGTACCGCTTCTCGCCCGTAGTCAGGTCCAGGTGGAACGCCAGCACTTCGGTCTCTGCTTGCCCCGCCAGGTGGACAATCTGGCGGCCGTTGTCGTGGTGCATGGTTTCCCCATCCCTCGACTCCCGCAGCCGGTCCAGTGCCCACCGCTTGTGATAGTCGCTCATACGAAACAATGCCCCGTGTCGCAGGTCTCCTCCGGCTCCCCCAACCGCTGGCGCATGAACTGGAGTTCTACCAAGGGAATGTTGAACTCCTCTGCGAATGGCCTAGCGTACTCCTCGATGTACTGAATGGTCGCCGGGTTCTCGCTATCGTGTCCCACGTTGGCGAACAAGAACTCGTCATACTGAACCTTGCCCTGCGACTGCAGAACCAACACGGCCATCGACTGAACACCACCGCCGAAACTGAAATAGCGTTTGCCCACTGTGTACCTTCCTATTCGCAATAGTCCGGCGAGTATGCGCCCGGCTGCGTGGGTGACTCGCAGGCCATGGTGCCGTCGCTGTGTACGATGGTGTTACGCTCTCCCTGGACCTCCGTGCGCTGCGTGCTGTTGTCGGCCCACTGGCTGTTGTCTACCTGGCTGTTGTCCACACTGTCCGTGAACACGCAGGCGCCAGCGCCGATGCAATCATAGAACTCGTTCGTTACCTCAGACAGCAGGTTCAACTGGTTCCGGCTCATTACTTCGTTGCCGGTCAACAGTGCCCGGGTGTCGTCGTCCGTGTGGTTGACACGCTCGGTCACCGGCTTGCTGGACTCGTCCCCGCCCATAGCGGAGAACACCAGAAACAGACCGATAAGCAGCAGGGCCAACATGCCCCACGGGTTCCCCTGCCTTTCTCCTTCCATGTTATCCTCCGACGTATCTTACTGATGGCGTTGCCGCCGCATCTTCGATTGCCTGCCAGTCGGGGTATCTGTCCCGGCCGGCCCGTATCTCTGCGTACCTCTGCCGTAAGAACCGTTCCATCGCCTTGCCCGCATCACAGTCGCAGAATCGCAGGCGCCCCACCCGGGCCAGGGCCACCAGTGCAGCGTACAGGGGGGCCGGTAGCGGCGCCGCCTCGGGCGGGGAGACAAGTCCCCGCACACACTTAGGGCAGCCCTGCGCCCAATCCGGCGCCCCTGCTTCGCTCACGTCCTTGGGCTCGTAATGCCGGTCAACCTCACGGCGCTGCGTTCGTGCTGCCATTGCCTACCTCCAGGAGTTTGCGCATCGGAAGCATCCCGCCATTCCGTTCCACCTGGGCCAGTACGTGGGGCAGCAGCTTGTCAACCCGTTCGCCCCGTGCCTGGTAGGATTCGTACATCTGCCGGAACTGGGCCCGAGTGACCTCAATGTTCTCCGACGTACACAATTCACGCCACCCCATGGCCTTGACCACCTGGGCCGTGATGGGGTCCTTGAACTTGGGGACGCTATAAGACCCGACTCCGGCGATTGCCTTCATCACTGAATCCCATCCGTCTACCCACGTCAGTGCCATCACGTTCCGCAGGTTGCGCCGCATAGTCCGGAGTTCCGCAATCGTGGGGAGGAACTTACTCTCCGCAATCGCTTGGTCTACGATGACCTGCAACTCCTCGCCGGGTATGTCTCGCAGCAGCTTGACATACATTGCGACCGTGGCCGGGGGAACCTGCGTGTTAGGGTAGGCCGCAAATAGTTGCTTGATAATGCCGTCTACTCCCACTTGAACTCTCCCCTCTCCATGGCTGCGAATACTTCATCGACTGCCGCCATGCTCGCCTCGACCTTAGTTTGCTTGCCGCCTTGACCGTGGCCTGGTCTGCCGTCGCTGCCGGCTGCCCTCTTGACCAGCACTCCCCGAACGTAGCGGATGTTTCGGTTTCCTGCCTTGACCGCTATATCGATTGCCGTTCGTACCTCCTCTGGTCCATAGGTATCAATGAGGTCGTTCAAGTCGTCGGCTATGATGGGGGTCATGGACCCGGGCATGTTGTCTTTCCACAGCCGGAACACTTCGCCCCTCGCCGCCTCCACCACCACTACTACAGAATCTGTAGTCTCTGTAGTATTCTTATGGTTAGACGTATCCCTTTCCGGGACATGGCTTGTACCTTTTCGGGACATCGATTTTCCCGTTTGGGCAAATGGTAATCCCATCTGGTCAAGCAGTTCGTAGTCGATGGAGTACCATAACGTTCGGTCAAGCAGTGACTGGTTATAGTTCCCTGTGAGTAGCAATCCTTTCTCTCGCAGCCGGCCGAAGATGCGGCGGATGGTCTTGACTGACCAGAAGCTGAATTGTTCCTGCCATTCCTCGGCGGAGTTGTAGACCCACTTGCGCCCGTCGTGTTCGTGGCTCGACCGCTGCAACCAGTAGTGAACCTGTTGCAGTACAATCGCCTCGTCTACACTGCCTAGTGCTTTCGCCAGGGATGGCGACACTACTAGGGGCGGCTCCTCGAATAATAAGCCCTTCACGGTAACGCTCCTTACATAACCTCACCTACTGGCCCCGCTACACTGTGACCAGTAGTGCCAAGCTCATCCTCTCTACCTGACGCCCGGTTCGTTCGCCGGGCGTCACTTTTTATAGGTGCGGCTGCGCTGGATGCGGCGGGCCTCAGAGAAGAAAGCTTTAGCTGTCAGTGCAGGTGGCCGATTGAACGTTACCCGGAACGAGTTCGCACCCTCCCCAACAACAATCACAATAGGCTCACTCACCGCTGACCTCCCCCCGGATGCGGCGGCTGGCGTCGGCTGCGACGGGATTGCTGTCGATGAGGAAACGCACCAGCATTTCATTGGTGCGCTGCCGCCCCGACTTCGACCGTGGCATACCGGCGAACGCAGAATCTGGCAGCATCTCTTTGAGGAGAGACAGTTCCCGGCGTGTCTCAGCCGGAAGTTTGAAGATTGAAGTACCGTCTTGCATAGGTGTCCTTTCCTGTTAACTTGGGGCGACGATGTTCGCCGTTAGGACACAGATTAGCAGACTTTGGTAACGTTGTCAAGCGGTTTAATTGATTTTGGTAAAATTGGTTTCCACGGGAAAACATCGCTAGTGACGGGGGTATCATGGAGGATGTGCGCAACAACCACACAGCGGATGCAACGAGTATGGACTTCTTTGAAGAAACATTTGACACGCCTGCCAAGCGTGTAGCTTTCCTGGCAAGTGATAGAGGGGTGACGCAGGTCCAGTTGGCGAAGGAGCTTGACCGGTCCAGGTCGTTTATCTCGCAGGTATTCAGCGGTTCAAAGGGGATGCCCGTCGAGGACTGGCTGCGTGTGGCTGTCTACTTTGGGGTTACGTTGGACTGGCTACAGTGCCGGCCGGGGGCGCCGATGTATGCACCGAAGCCCGATGCCGAAGAACCGAACTACGCCAGCAAGTTCGCAGACGAGGCGGCAGCATTGATTGATTCCATGCCGCCCCGGAAGCGGGAGGAAATGCTGTCAGTGCTGCGGGCTATGGCGTTCTCGGTGCGAAAGTCGGAGGAGGATGTTGAGGAGACAGTAAAGAGATTGAGTGGCACGCTTGCAATCTCTAATCTTTCACTGTCCCCGACGACGGTTGAGAGAATCCGGGCGATTCTTTTGACGTTTGTGTTGGGTCTTGCCACGGAGGGTGACTGACCCCGCCTGCGCCTTTGTGATTCTCTGGTGGATGGTGTCGGATGTGATGCTTCCGAGGATTGAATCTAACAGCCGGGCAATGTCGCCGGACGGATTATATCTTTTCATGGCTATTCCTTACAGGGAGCAAGCGTGCCACTTGCAATAGAACGCATTGTACCACCTTGCGCCCTGTAGTCTAATCTTGCAAGTTGCTTACAATGGCGAAGGAACTCCAGTCTCAAACCTTACGATGTGCGGTGTACGCAGCCGTTTCTACGGGGGCGCAAGCCGCTGACGATAAGGTTTCGATTGACGTGCAGCTACGCCAGGGGCGGGACGTGGCCGCCCGGCACGGCGCAACCATCATTGCAGAACTCATTGTCCCTGGTCAATCCCGGTCTATCGACTTGTGGGAAGATGCCGTCAGGGACATTCCGGCGTTCTCCCAACTTGCCCAACTGCTGCACTCACGCAGCATCGACGTGCTGATATTCCTCAACTGGTCCCGGCTGGCCCGAACTGAATCGCTAGGCGCCGCGGTGCGTGCGCTATGCCGGCGTGCCAAGGTCCAGCTATACGATCTCTCCTCCCCGCCCCGTGAGTTCGGAGTTCCCGAGTACAACCAAGGGCGCAGTATTGTCGATGCCGTTCTGACCATCGGCGCCCAGGCAGAGGTCGAGGAGTTGGTTCGTCGCCACCGTGAGGGGATGATAGGCCGGGTCCGTGCGGGGAAAATTCCTAGTGGCACCCCACCATGGGGATACCTGCGCAGGTTCCGGCCGGATGGTACGGAGTACATCGAGATAGACGAGGATGCAGCGCCGTGGGTGCGCAACATCTTTCAGTGGTATCTCGGTGGGGAAAGCGGAATCACAATTGCCGACCGGCTGCGGGCTGCCGGGCTGACCCGACCCAAGGGCGCCAGGTGGGACTTCTGGTTCGTTTATGGGGTCCTTGACCTCGCCTGGCGTTATGCCGGGTATGGTGAAGTCAATCGCAAGTCAGGGACGGGGCGCCCCTACGTGCGGGCCCGGGGCAACTGGCCGCCCATCATAGATGAGGAGACAGCGGAGCGTACCTTTGCCGAGCGTGCGCAGCGCAAAGGGAATCGAGGGCTGGCCGATGCGTCCTATGTCTTATCTGGCGTGGTCTGGTGCGCTACGTGTGGCGGGCGCATGAGGGTGCAGCACTGGCACAATACCGGCCGGATGCAGTTGCTGTGTGAGAGGCGGCATCCAGGCTGCACCATCCCCTATAAGCGGGTCATGGACCGGATACGGGCAGCTATCCACACGCTGGCCGAGGTCGGCGCCGCTGGCGTGTCCGATGAGGTTGACACGTCGGCCCAGGAGCAAGAGATACAGCGGGCCAGCCGCACCCTGCAGCAACTGGTGGCCGCCCGGCAGCGGGCGAATGACCTCTATGTGATGGGTCACATCACCATCGAGGATTACGCCAAGATGGTAGGCGACCTCAAGGCAAAGATTGATGAGACCCAGGCCAGGCTGCATGAACTGGATGCAGCCATGGAGGAGGAGATAGCCCGTGGCTCCCAGGTCTCCCGCCTCCAAGACGTAATTGATGTTGGGCTGGAAGTTCTCGACAGCAGCGGCCCGGCCGCTAACGCCTGGCTGCGCCAGCACGTCCAGGTGTGGGTAGAGAACTGCAAAGTGGTAGACGTGAAGTTCCTCTAGTAGTACCTCCCCTAGTACGTATCTCGATACGTACCACTGCACGTATCTCCCCGTACCTGTACGCTCCTACCCGCTTTCAGACCGTTTCTATACGATTCCCCTACGATGTTTACTTTTGGCAAATTCTCCCCGCCAAACCGGTTGACAATGGTTAACTTGTTTGCTATACTCTGGTCATCAAGCAAACAAATTCACCGGAGGTTAACAGATGTTGCAGATGATAGCGAGGGGTCGGGTTGTTAACGGTGGCCCCGTAGTTATCGAGACACCGGACAAGCCCCCTGCTGTGACAACTGCGGAGCGCACGGACCCCGAACCGGACAAAGGGTTCCTGGCCTACCTGCGCTGCCTGGAACGTGAAGGACTGCCCGCATCGTGGGCGGATGAGTTCGTGACGAAAGGATAACTCATCGTGAACGAGAAGCAAGAGATTGTTGTAGCGGCGCCGGCGACTACGGCCCTGGCGCAGTTCGGCCAGAAGGAAGCACTGGAGTTACTGGCGAACCGCATCGGGATGTACTTCAACATCCCCGATGCTGACACCCGCCTGGCCCGGCCCGCCTGTCTCAAGGCTGCGCAGTTGACCTACCAGTATGGTCTGGTCCCTGGCGTGGATATGTTCGTAATCAAGCGTGGCCGTGGGTACAGCGCCGAGCCTTCCCTTGAGATGTGGAAGAAGATGGCCGACCGTCATGCGTTCGTGGGCAAGTTCCGCTACACGGTGGACGTAGAGGACCTGACCCCCGAGGAGGTAGCGGCCCACACTGACCCGGATGTTCCGTACACGCCAGAGGATAAGGGCGCCCGTGCCCGTGTGTTCCGCTTCGACGTGGCCCGGGAAATGAAAGAGCTTGGCATCCCGTACAAACCCCGCTGGCACTACGCTTTCTGGCGCAAGAACGCCAACGAAAAAGACGAGTGGGTTAACGACAAAAAGACGGGCCGCAAGTTCTGGCAGTCGGACACGGTTCCTGCGCAGCGCAGCCGGCAGGATGTAGCGATTCGCCGGGCGACTCGGGCGGCGCTAATGGCCGAGTTCCCGATGATTCCGCTGGATGATTTCGAGTCCCGTTACCAGTCGGTGGAACGCATCGCGCAGGCCCGCCTTGCGCTGGCAAATCAGCACATCGCCGCTGAGTTGGAGGACCGGAGCAAGCCGGACGGCGAGGAGGAGGGGCAGCTTCCAGGTACGCAGGAAGCGTACACGATGGATGAGGATGGGAACGTGTGGGCTAGTGAGCCGTCCCGCCCGTCCGTCCGGTCGGCGCCGGCAGTTGCGGCCGGGTTGAGCGATAACCCCGATGGGTGGGGCGACTGGATGACGGTAACGGACTACTCCGCTGCGGTGCAGTGGGCGGCAGCGTCGGGCAAGTTTGCCGGGGATAGTCACGTTGCCAGCGCATGGCAAAAGCATTTGGCCTTTCTGGTAGGTGTGGAACCGAGCGAGGTCCTAGCCAAGTGGCGCACCTACGTCAATAAGCATGAGGCGCCGAAGTCAAAGAAAACTAAGGGGGGTGGTCAGGATGTAGCGGCCACGGCCAGCGTGCAGGAGGAGGAGGAGCGAGAGGAGACAACCGGCGACGTTGCTCCCCCCTCCCTGCCCTGGCAGCAGTGGACCGGCCCTCAGCAGGCAATTCTGTGGGCTGCTGAGAACACGGATATGTATGCAGACATGGACCGGGCAAGCGTGGCGTTTGCATCCCACGTCCGGGGGCATGGTGGTTATACCAAGAAGAACCGGGACCAGGTGTTCGAGTCCTGGTACAACATCCATCACATTGAGGAGGAGGAGGAGGAGGAAGAAGAAGAATACGGGGAGTACGCCGAGGTCTAGTCGATTCAACATCTATCAGTAAAGGAGAAGCATCGTGGGGAACATTGACAGTAAGCGGTACGCAGTGCGGATTGTGGTCAGTCTCATCGACCTGGGGAGTGATGAGGTCGTGGCCGTCGAGGACAACGAGATTGCCGGGTCGTTTGCGACCATCGATTACAACATCAAGAGCGTCGGCCGCATCGCCTCGGGGATGGCCCTCGGCATGTGCAAGCAGGAGTACCAGCGCCAGAAGCCGGCCGACCCGCTGCGCCAGTTTGCCGAACGGATGGCACGCCAGGCCCTGGCCGACGAGGACGCAAGCGAACTCATTGCAGGCGTGAACCTCGACCTCGACGGCGCCGGCAGCTAGGTCAATCAGGGGGAGGGTCAACCCTCCCCCACACTATCACCAGGAGAACGAAGAAGATGCTGGATATTTCTCGAACGGTGCCCGGGTTGGGCGAGGTCAAAGCAAGCGAGGCGGCAGCCGCTGTAGTCAAGATGCGCCAGTGGACGCAGCCCGTTACGGAGGGGGCTGCGGGCCAGGTGGACGAAACCGCAACCCCGACCTCTCGGGAGTTGGCAATCTTTTGGGACACCTATGACCTCATGGAGCGCACGGCCGCCCGGCACGCTGTCGAAGGGCTTGCCCGCAAGCTCCCGGCCTTGGAGCAACTTGAGGCTCTGCTGAGGGGGTAGGTATGCCGGTCGTGGGGAGCGTGGCTGTCAGTGAGGTTGTGGGGGGGGACACCTACAACTATGCCAGCCGGGTGGACGAGGCGACTACCCGCTGCTGCGGGGCAACGGTGCGGATTGTGTACCGCACCAGCACGGGGCAACTGGTCCCCCAACACTACAACGTGCAGCATGAGAGGGTGGTTGGTTGCCCCCTCTGCGCCAAGTCACTACTGGACAACCTGGAAGATATGCGAGGGGTCACCAAGACTTATTACAGTTCGCAAGCATAGGAGGATGCAGATGCGGAACGAGGGTTTGTGGAAGGGGGTTGCTATCCTGTTGTTGGCGGCGTTTGGGATGGCCGTGCTGTTCGGCCAAACCAACGTCCTCCTCGGAGGGTAGGATGCCGCCGACTGCACGGCAGTTGTGGAGTTTGCGCCAGGGGGTGAAGCGGCCCGGCCCCCTGGCCGTGGTGGACCGGGATGCACTGGCCCGACTGTTGGAAGAATACGATAGGTTACAGGCACAGCAGGTAGAGGAGAGGAGGGAGGAGGTTGGACCATCGGACAATCATTAAGCGCAGCATCGTCGTGGTGATTATCGTCACCGTCCTTTGGAGCATCGTCAACGTGCATGACTACGCAGCCAAGTTCCACAGCGGCCTAGTGGTCTGGACCCTGGGTCTTAGTGTGGGTGTAGCGAACGCTCTGTCTGTCTACTCGTTCGTTATTGCCCGCACCAGTAACGTCAAGGTGGCGGCCGGCGTAGGGATTGCATTGTTCGGTGTTATGTCCGGGCTGCTCCAGATGTTTCTTTACGTCGAGAACGGGGCGCCCTGGCTGGCGGCGATTGCGTTCGGGTGGTTTGGCCCTGTAGCTGAGGGGGTCTTGTCTGCCCTCCATGCTGCGCTGAGTGAGGAAGCCGCACCCCGCAAGCCCACGCAGCAGACCCGCAAGAACACGCAAGAAAGTGCGGCGCCTGCGGGCACGCAACCCGCAATTGCGGAGAGTGCGGGACCCGCACCATCCGCACCACTACCCCGCAACCCGCAACGGGCGCACGCTGCGGCGCAACTTGCGGCGCAAGGTATCACGCAGCCGGAGATTGCGGAACAGTTGCGGGTATCAGTTCGCACCGTGCAGAAGGACCTGGCCGAAGTACGGGCCGCAATGACAACAACCAACGGGAGAGAACACGCATGAAGAACGCCTACGAAGTCAGCGTAAACATCACTATTTGGTATCGGAATGAGCACTACGCCATATCTACGGTGGACGAGGCCAACATCCAGGCAAGGGGGTCGCTCGATATGGTTCGCAACACTGCGGAAAACATCGGGGGCGCAGTTACTTCCGCTGTTCATGCCGCAATGTCCAACGAGAGGCAGCGCAAATGGGAGGCGGCGGAGGCGGCGGCGGCGGAGGCGGCGGCGGAGGATAGCGATGGGCCGGGCGCCTGAGTATACGCAGTGCCAGCACTGCGGCGCAACGTGCGCAACTCGGTCGGTCGCCCGGCACGAAGCGGCGTGCATGGAGAACCCGGCCGCATTTGCCGCAACTAAGCGCAGCCTGACTATCCCCGGTTCTCCGGGGATAGCTCGGGGGCGACGGGACTACGAACGCAACAGGGACAAAGGCGCCATTTCAGTATCAGCCCTGCGCTACCGGTTCGGGAATTGGGAAGCAGTTTGCCAGCACTTCGGCGTGCGCTTCCTCCCCACCAACGGCCAGGCAGTCAGCGCCAGGCGTGTGTACGAGGGGCAGTTCGAGGATATGGATGCACCGGCCGCATCCCTCGGGCGCAACCCGGAACGTTACGAATCCTGGGACCTGCCGCTAGAACTGGAACGCACCGAGGAGAAGGAAGTCAAGGTCTACCATCGGGGCCAGGTGGTCAAGGTTACACGGCAATACTACACGGTCGGGCCGAAGGGTTACGGGGGATTGAGACAAGCGGCATAGCATGAGGGAACGCCAGTTCGTTGAACCATACGCTCCGCCAGGCGAGGCGGCGACGGTAACAGGAAGGACACTGCGCAGTACGAACACTGCGCAGGTCCGTTCTGTGTGGGCTCAGAACTTCGGCGGGGGGCTCGGCGCCGCTGCCCTCACCGTGGGTGCATGGCTCGGCATCCATGGATTGCTGCACACGTCGGGCCTGGTGGCCGACGTGTGGCCCCGATGGTCTGCGGTAGGGGTCGGCGCCCTGGCCGTGGGCCTGCTGGTATTCGGGTGGGCGATGGTGGTCACAGCCCTGCATGATGAACTGCAGAAGGCGGTGACCATCGGACAATGGAATGAACTGGTCAACCAGAACGAGTTGCTGCGTTCGCAGTTACAGGAACAAGCGGATGCGCTGCGCCTCAAGGACCAGACCATCACTAACCTTGAAGCGGAGCTACGAATTGCACTGAACAAGTTACAGGTAGGCAGCAAGGTGGACAAGGTATTCACGGCGCCGACCTCGCCCGACCTCAAGGCACACCAGGATGCGGTCACCCTGCTAGAGCGTGCGCTTGCCGGCGACAAGTGGGGCCGGGACCACATGAACCAGGTCCACGGGTGGGGACAGACCAGGTGGGACAACGCACAAGCAAAGCTCGTCGCTGCTCGACTGGTCACCTACGAAGGACGCAAGCCGAAGCTTGCAACGAAGAACCGGACCGACGCATACCGGGCACTGGAACAATTGAAGCTGCGTGAGTCGCAAGCCCGGGCAGTTTCTAACTCGACATAAGGATTAGGGATTAGGGAACGAACTCCCTAATCCAGTGGTGGAAATGTGATTCCCGAGACATCGGGGCAGGGAGGATGGGGAGGATGACGGTAGGTAGACTGTGGACAATCATTAAGTGGGTGGGGTTGTCGGCTATATGGATGTATGTACTTGGGTCTGTAGCGTACACTCCATATGAGAGGGTAATGCTTGCAATGGGGGCGCACTTCTGGCCGATGGGTGCAGCCGAACTATGCACCCTGCTCCTGGTGCTGGCGTTGGTGCGGCTTACCCTCTGGCTGCCGCTGCTGCTGCGCAGACCTCGGGCCGGCCGCATGTGGTTGCTGCTCTGGCCCGTGCCTAAGATGCCGAGACAATAACAAAACCCCCGGGCAATTGCCCGGGGGTTTCTTCTACAGTCCCATCTTTTCCCGTGCCAGGTCCGAGAACGTAATCCCTTTGGCTTCCGCCTCCGCATACAGCCGGCCCTTCTCTGCCGGTGATACCCTCAGCCGCACCCATTCCGATAGGGCATCGTGCTTCCGGTCGAGGTAGGCCCGGGCTGCCGCTGCCGCTGCCGGATTCTCCGCTGCAATCCGGGCCAGCGCCGTGTCAAGGTCGGGCATAGGTGGCGGCTCATCTTCCAGGTCCGACAGGTCAGAGGCGAACACGGCGCCCGCCAGTTCCACCCGTTCTTCAATCGTCATATCTTCAAGTGACTTGTTCATGTTCTGATTCTCCTCTGCTGCAATAGCATCCACCCATGCTGTGTATGACAGCCCGCCATATTGCCCCGGCCGTTTGACATAGGCCAGGATTGAATCAAGGTCCGGCACCCTACCATTTTCCTCCTTTGGGACTGCGATAGTTGATTGCTTGCCCACAGTGTAGCACTATGGGCAAGCATGAATCAGACAGTTCCCCTACGATTCCTCTTGCATCTTAGCCAAGCACTTAGGGCATGTGACCGAGGGCGCCTGCCAACTAGACCACCCATTACCACGGATACCGGGCGCCTTACCACATAGCGCAGCATCCCAAGATGGATAGGCGTCCGTCGATACTGCGTGCGTGACCTGGCCCTGCTTATCCGTCCCTGTCCTGCACCGTCCAGACATAAGCCGTGCGTGGTACATACCTCCCCTCCTTACCAGTTCCCGAACCGTCCACACGTCGGGCCGCAATATCCCTGGTCATCGTCGTCGTCGTCGGCTGCTGCATCCACCGGGTCCGGCGCCCTCACCCCATATACACTGTCGAGGTATGCGTAGTATGCGCGCTCCTGCTCCAGTTCCTCCGGTGTAGGGGGCGGCTCATCTGCACCGGTGTAATGCTGGCGCTGCTCCTGCCAGCACTCCGGACAGATGTTGTATGGACTATCGCTAGCCTGCTCATAATCCTCATGGCATATCTCGCACTCAGTAGGCATTACATCCCCCCTTCAAACTTGAAAGCGTGCCACGTACCCGATACCAAAAACTTCTCCGCTTGTGCGTATGCTTGTTCCGAGTACTGCTTAACACTCCATGCCCGGCGCCACTTGCGTGAGCGTGGGGTAGGCAGATAGTAGCAGGTCGCCGGCCCGTCAATCTTATAGCCATAGATGTATGCGTGCTTCTCATATACGGTCATGGGTCTTGTCTCCTCTTGACTATCGATTGCTGTACTGCTAGGGGTAGGGAGGGGAGTTGCACCCCTCCTCCGGCGTGAACCGTCCTACCTGTTACGCTGCCAGGTCCTGGCCGTCTACCGTCGTCTTGAATCCCTTCGCCCCGTACTTGGAAGCGAGATACCCAAGGTCGCCTTTGCTCTTGCCGTAGCGCTTGAGTTCAGGAGGGCGCCAGTACCAACACGCCCGCTGACTGTGCCACATGCACCCGAGTTCCTTTAGCTTTTCCTTGACCGGCTTAGTGTCGCCCTGTATCCAAATCCACAGACCGATAAGCCAAACCTCCGCATCCATCTTCACCCGCAGGATTGCGGCCAGTGCTTCCATTACAGCCTGCTCGGTCTGTTCGTTGTAGCGGTAGGTATGTTCCTTGCCATCGCTGCCGGCGCTGGTCTGCCCATCGGCTGCCTTCAATGCTGCGTGGTACGCTGCGTTAATGGCCTGCATCGTGGCAGTGTCGCCGCCTCTGTCCGGGTGGTGAAGCATCGCAAGCCTACGATACTCTGTCTTAATCTCCGCAACGGTGCTGCATCCTGAGAAGTACATAGCTGGTCTCCTTAGTACTCTTGCCCCATCCAAACACGGTCAAACTCAGCACTTGCATAGTCCCGGTATGACTGACTATCCTCGGTGTATGCCTTGCCACCAGAGTAAAGAATCTTATCGCCCACCTTGATAGGCTTACCGGTTTCTGCGCAGACCCCCGCATACTTAGCGGTCATAAACTTAGGCGCATTGTTGTAGCGTTTCATCTTCTCACCCCTCTTGTATCTGCCATTGGTCCCATGAATACAGGGCACACATGATTGCTGTAATGTTTACCGTGTCGCCCTGGTTTGCGTAGATGTAGCCATCTTTATCCTTTAGATAATAAGCTTTCCAGGTGCGCCCGTTCGCCTCGACTCGATACCTTCCTGCTTCGTACTCTCCGCACTTGAGGGTGCGTCCTTCCTCCAGGGCCGCGCTTGCTGCTGCTTCACCTACACTATGCGAGTACAATCGCTCTCCAGTTGAAAGAACAACATAGGGATTGACGTTCATTGCTCTACCCTCTCCATCTAAGGCTCGTCAGCGTAGCTACTTGCTACGGACGGGGCGCCGTGCCCCGTTTCGCCTACTTGAAACCCAAACCACGCTCCTTCAAACTGACGTACCGCCCGAGTCCGATTACTAGATGGTCGAGCACGGCAATGTCCATCAGCTTGCCCGCCTCAACAACCATCTCTGTTACACGTACATCCTCCGGGCTCGGGGTCGGGTCTCCGCTTGGATGGTTGTGGGCAATGATGATACTGGCCGCGTTCTGTAGCAGGGCGGGCCGCAGTACCTCACAGATGCGAACGACTGCCGTGTTAAGTGAACCCGCATACACTTGCGTGCTGCCGATGACCTTGTTCTTAGTGTCGAGCGTGACCACTACCATTACCTCGAAGGGCGAATCTTCAAGGTCACCTCTCAGCATTTCGTGAACGTCTGCCGGACTGCGCACCTGTGTGGATTCCATGTACAGGTCACGTTCACGCACCATCTTCAACGCCAGCACGGGCACCCGATGACCACGTTTGCGGGGCCGTTCTTCGTTCTCAATCAAGCTGATTTGTTCGCTCATCCTGCTATCCTCCGGTAAGTTTCGTGGCACCTGTTCACATCCCGACTGCCAAGCCGGGCGACTTACCGCACCTGTCCGTTATGGGGTCGCCGTCCTTGCTTGTTCCTCTCCCCAGCCCTTCGGCGTACCAGGAGATTTGCAGTAGATGTTACGGCGCCCGTTTGTTAATGTGCCCCCGAGGGTGAACCTGCGCCCCGTCGGGTGAACTGCGTTTGTGACCACATAGTAGCACGGGCGGGGCGGGCAATTCGGACCAAATTCAGACCGTTTCTATACGATTCCCCTACGATTCCCCTACGATATGCCGGTTGACATAACCTATAGACAACACGCCAGCACGGACGTACACTCAAGGCGAACATGGGCAATGGCAATAGGACGGGCCAGGAGATTCCCGAGGGTGCAGATGTACACTCGGAGGAATCACGGCGATTCTAGGGGCATTGCAGAGGCATAGCGATGACGTTAGAAAGAAGGTGTATGGATGCGTATAACTGACGGGCAAACGGGGGGTTCTGCGGGTTCAGGCGGCGACCTGGCGCCTATCCGGGCAGACAAGCCAAGCCATCGGACTGACGGCAGCTTTGCGCCCGGCAATCGCATGGGTGGCCGCAAGCCAAAGGCCGTCGAGCGTGCCTACCTGGATGCAGTGCGGAACGCAATCCCCCCCGAGGAGGTAGAAACCCTCCTGGCTGATGCGTTGGATGCTGCCCGGAAACAACGTAGCTGGCGGGGCGTGATGGAGGTCGTTCGCCTGGCGATGGAGTACGGAGCCGGCAAGCCAACGCAAAAGACGGTCTCGACGGATGGCAACCTTGAAACCCTCCTGGCTGCGTTGGCCGACGATGCGCCGCTGCTGCCGCCAGCGCCAGGCACGGCGCCGACGTCGGCACGGTCGGCCGGCGATGTCGGCACGGTCACGGGTGAAATTGTGGGCGAGGGTGAATAGATGGGTGGGGTACGGAAAGGGGGGGCGGGATGCACAGCGCAGCGCAGTGCAACGCAGCGGAGCGCAGAACACGACACGACACCCTATAACACCACATCACAGAACACCACAACACACCTACCCCCACTAGATTTTTTGGGGTAGGAACGGGGTATC